ATGGGTACCAACAGGTATGTAATCTATTTTATACTCTTCAACGCCTATGTGTTTTAAAAGTTTATATAAATATTTTTCTTCGCCCTGTCTGACTTTATGATAAGGCCTACAAAGTATTATCTTATCTGGAGTAACTATAGCTAAATCTTTCATATAAATCAAATTTGGATAGTCTTTAGCATATTCACTTCTTAACTTAAATCCGTAATCCGTATAAACTTGAATGCCAAGAGATTCTAAAAGTTCGATATAACAATTTATCTCGTATAAAACTTTATCATAATCTGGCTTATTTAAGAACATCATGTCAGCTGCATCGCCAAATGCAAATTCTTGACGAGTCGGAATATGTAATAGCACTGACTTTAATTTTCCGAATTCGCTATTGACACCTATATCCATGTATTTTCCTCCATTGTATATCCTAAATCCGACATAAGAGAGTTAACTCTAGAACGATTAGCTAAATTTCTTATTATATCTTTCCTTTTGTGCCACCGATAACGTTTCGGCTTGTTTGTTATCATGACAAGTGGTAAATTACTTATACTTATTGGGCTTATTCCTATAAAATCTGTTACTTTATTCATAATCTGTTGTGGATTTTGGAGAAAATCTTCAAACTTCATATTCATATAATTTAAATTAGAACTAGTTGTTAATGCATATTCATGTGCAGAAGCCCATTGATTTAGACATACTTCTTCTAACGATAAATCTATGGTATCTTTCCAATTAGGCGGCATATCAAATTTCCACCACTTTTTACCATAAGGTTTAACATCAGAATAGCCTTTGATGTTGAGTTCATAATCACGAATTGAAACGTTCTTGGCAAAAAAACCTTTATTGTGTAACCACCCATCCATTAACCCATTAACTGATTGAGCAAATCCTCTAGTCATATGGAGATATTTTATATTGGCATTAGGAAATAATTCTTCAAACATTCCTATTCTATAAGCATTTTGTGGCGTTTTAAATACCAACGAATGATTTTTGAGATCAGACATTCTAAGTTTTTTCTTCAATTTAGGCACCACAAATGGAGTATCTTCTATTTTAAAATCTAATGGATAGTATAATTCTTTTGGTCCGTCCAAAAATGTATCGTAAAAGAATAACCAATTCTTATTATCACCCTTTGTTAACTCTATTAAAAACTTTCTAATAAGCTCATCATAATTACCAGCCCAAAACCTATGATCTTCGAACAAACGAATGAATATGGATTCTAGATTTTCCTCACTAAGATCAAAGTCAGAACTAGGAATTTGAAGTAAAAGTCGTTTTCTCATTAAATCTATAAATTCATCCATGTTTAAGTCGTCTACGTTTGCTAACTTTAACCCCAAATCATCAAAAATATTACTTATTAATTCGTTCTTATTTTTTATTTTTTCAGGTAATAACTCATCTGACTCTATAAACGGAAATTCATTCTCTGTCAGCGTCAAAAATGGCGATTCCTCTCCGGATGTAAAAAGCAATTCAGTTGATCTAGTCAAAGCTTCCTTAAAAAGAGACGACCCTCCACGTGAAGCAGTTAAAATAACAACAACGTCTTTAACGCATAGAGCTAAATGTGAACGATCTTGCACATTCCGTTGAGACGATATATTATTTATTCTGTCTAAACAGTCTTTAATTTGCACGTTATCTTCTCATTAAGCGTTTCTAATATTTCATCAGTAATAAAATAATCTTGATGCTTTTTAGGTGAAATATATTCATGTTCAAATCTACTAAGAACAGTTTTATATTTCTTATAGTTTGAAGATATCTCAGTGCCTTCAAGTGAATTTCTAGATTTCAAAACCTTAAATGGAACATCTATGAAAAACACAAACATTTCCGAATGGACTTTTAAAAGTCTAGCCCATTTTTCATCACCGTAAACTGATTCCGACAATCCTCTGTCCCACAATATTGGAAGTTTATTAAAAATTGAACTATTTAAGTTATCTAAACGTTCTATAATGTTATGCATATAAAAATTATAATCGTCCCACTTATCATCAATTCCCATCATTACCTGTCCAGAACCCTTAAAATAGATTCCATTGTATTTTTGACAATATAGTTTACACAGTGTAGATTTTCCAGACTTTGAAAGTCCTTCAATGAAAAATATCATATAACCTCTTTAAATAGTTTTAATTTATTCGTATTAACAAATGACTTTATTTCTTCTTTTGATGAATCCGTTGAAGAGAGATATAACCCATTTTCTTTTATATAATTATAAGTAATATTATCCAAAAGCTCAAATTTTTCAGTATTGTTTAAAGTATAATTTTCAGATAGTACACCATGAGCCATATCATAATGTCTATCATATAAATGTAAACTTCCAGCATGATGAAAATACTTACCTAATTTTAAATCTTCACATCCTCTATGTCTTAATTCGTTTAACATTAATTGCTGAAATAAACAAAATGTAAATATGTCGTTACACATTCCAAATATTACATCGTTCGAACGCATACTAACGCCGAAATGAAGACTATTATCCCGTATAAAAAACTGAACATATTGAGTACACGGAATATCTAACTTGTTCATGAATTTATGGTGCGGCTGATTTATTGGAATAGTTGCTCTTCTACTATCTCTATCGCTTAGCAATTCACTTATTGCCCATTCCCATTGTGAAGGCTTATTTATTATTTTATCAAACAGATAAACGCCATAATTAGATTCTACATGCCCTCCAGGGGACTTAATCATATCCCATATCTTAGCAAGTTTTCCTATGTTGTGAACTCTAGGATCTTTAGATAAATACCATAACCATTCAGATATGGCATATTCTTTATTGAATTTTCTAGACTTAAAAACTATATCTAAATCTGTAGGATCCTGTATAGAAAAGGAATGGAATAAAATTTCAAGTTGTTTAGAACCTCGACTTTCAACAGATAATCCATCTTTTACTATAGAATCTAATGTAAAGTAAAAAGCTTGATTTAAATTATTGTACTTCATATGTAACCTTTTAGTATAACTATTATTCTATTGGCTCTAAATCACAAAAATCGCCATCGCAAAATTTTTCGACTTGAGCTTCTTCTCCTTCTATTGTCCCAAATGACAATTTTTTTATTTTTAACATTTCTTTATTGTATGTTTTCTCATCTATTGCTTCATATGGCATTTGTTTATATGCACCTAAATCGTATCTCGGAAGTAATGATATACCCTTAAGGTGATATTGAAAATAGTTCAACACATGAGGTAACTGAAGCCCTTCAGTCTCTGGATTGAATGTAGCAGTACAACTAACTTGATTATCTGCCCAATGTCGTTGCATAAAGGCTGCCAGAGAAAACTGTTCCCATATTGTAATATCTTTAGCTGTTCTGATTCCTTCGCCCACATCTACTGGAACTTTAACAACTGATGTCGTATTTTCAGAACCAAAACAGGGTTCTATTTTATAGCCTGCATTTTTTAATGGTTTTATCAATGCCGAATGTTTTGATAATCTAATTCTTCTTATATAAAATCTAGATTCAGGATAGTGCAATCCTGGCGTTGCTCCTGCTAGCAATGAGACTGTTCCAGATGGTTTTACAGATGTTGTTTTAATCGAATGAGGAACAGCCATCCAATCTGAATATTGGTTATCTAATTCTTGTATGTGATCGTATCCTTTTTCTAGCCAACATTTTAGTTTTCCAAGTCCATAATTGGTTATAAACTGTGCAATACCGCTAACAGAGCAGCCTATTCTTCTATTTCTTAACATCACTCTGTTTGTTTCGGGCCAGTGAGTTTTTCCTAAAGTTACTGTTTTTGCGTAAAGATATGCGTATTTGAGAGTTAATAAATAATCGTCTAAATTCTTGTGATTATTCGGAAATGTTTCAACAAGGCAACAAAGTTCATAAGATTCAAGCGTCTGCTCAAGACATGGATTTCCACCTGCTGCACGGTGATCTTTATTATCTTTTCCGTTTTTCATCCTAGAATACCCGCGCATATTTTCTAACCAAGCAAAACCAGGTTCACCGTTATCTATTATTCGTTTACATACATCTCCATAATCCATACCTAATTCAGCATAAATAGAATTATTCGATGTCCAACCGTATGTCTCTCTATGCGGATTAACTTTATAATTCTTTAAATCCATATATTCTTCGTCAAAAGGATCACCAAAAACTATTTCTGCAGTTCTTCTAACATTACCTGCTACTACACATTTCCCAATTAGATTCATTATATCTACAATAGTAGTTGCCGTTATAGGTGCACCTGTATTTTTTTCTAAAACTTTTTTTATTTCATCATGAATTTCTTGTAATGGTTCATGGCCACTAGACAGTCCTCCAAATCCTTTTATAGGTACACCTGCAGGTCTTATTTTGGAATAATCAAATGCTACTGGAGAAGTATTATGGAAATATGACTCAAGCAGCGTCCTAAGCGATTCAACCCATCCCTCGCGAGTATCTGGAATTTTATACGCAATTTCATCTCTACTGACATTAACACCTTTAACTATTATTTCTCCAGCACCCTTTGTATCGAATCCTACTCCAACTCCTAACATAGAAGCATCCATTAAAAATGTAAATGGTTTTGCATAATCATCTTTAATTGTTGCTGTTGATACAAATGCGCAATTATTTAATGCTGCATAAAGACCTTTTTCTTCTGTAATGGGCGTTCCCATTGCCCACAGTCCTCTACCAGGCGGCAGAAATTTCATATAAAATATTCTATCGTACATTTCTTGAGCTGATCGCTGAGCCTGCCATGGATTCCAACCAAGCTGATGGTGGTTTATCCAGTTCATCTGCATTGCGTAAGTACCCTCAATGACTCTTTGAACTGTTTCCCACCAGCGTTCATTTTTTCCATTTTCTTTAATTCGAGAATATGTCCTCATATAGACTAATTCTCCCAATCCATTAAATCCAAATGGAGGTCGTCTTCTTTTGTACTTATTTATAAAATTTTCTGATAATTTAAATTTCATATAACATTCCTAAAGTGTTCCATTTATAAATATTCATTCAATCAAGTCTTTGTACTTGTTTGCTAACATTTTTCTAACAATATTGTCTCTATTATTTATTTTTTCTTGCTGCTCTAAGCCGCCTATAGATGTAGATTCAAATAATTCTATAGTACCCGTATTAGTATTAACCTTTGCAGGATAAGTCAAACCATCCGGGCCAAATCTATTTTTTATTACATGAAATCGACCTGTATTCTGTATCTTATCTTCAACTTTCCTAGATAACGACATTACAAAATCAGCTGTCATTATCTTTTGATAGCTCTCTGCAACCTTACTTGCATCTATGATATCCTCTTCGAGTGCAGAACGATTTGCCTGTGAAGCAGTCCATACTGGAACTTCAAATTCCCCAGCTAGCCCTCTTAAATCTTCGTAAATATTTCCAAGTGCATGTCTAACTTCTTTTGCGTGAGCAGTATCTCGCATAACATCTGCATAATCAACTACGATAAAATCTATTTGATTCCCTAAAGACCTTGTTCTTTGTAAATGAGACGACAACGTATCTACTGTTGCAAATTTTGTTGGAAACTGTTTAATTATCAATTCTCCAGGTATGGATTTTAACTTTTTCTCTATTTCGTCTTTGTGATATTTCAGATTTTGATTAGGTATACCTGTAAAAATACTATCATATCGCAATCCAGTATATTCTTCATTGAGTTCAAGTGTATAATGCATGACTATTTTTCCATGCCGCATAGCTTCAGAACCTATTTTGGATAAAATCCACGTTTTTCCAACACCCGCCGGAGCTAAGATAACGCCTAATTCACCAGCACCTAATCCACCTTGCATTAAATCATTCACAATATCCCATGGAGTTTTAATTGTTGCGCGAGCTTGTTCAGAATACCTATCTTCTATCATTTTCATATATTCGTGTCCAACGTTTCGTTCAACTCCAGAATTTAACGCAGAATCTATGATAGTTTTGATTTTTTCAAAATCTGATTCACTTTCTAAAATATCTACAGATCTTACAATCGCTTTCTTCAATGATTGATTTTTAAAAAATTCTAACGTTTTATCTTGAACAAACTCTAAATCCTGAGCCTCTAAGTTTTGATAAAGATGTTTTAACGCATCTAAAACAGAAGTTTTTAAAATTTCATCTTTAATTCCGTTTACTTTAACTTTAAATACGTCAAACGTAATGAGTTTATGGTACTCTTTATAATGAACCTTACACTCTTTTACGATCCATTTCATAGAATCACTATCATACATATTCTCATCTATAATATCATATATCTGTTCTAAAAACTTTAACTTTGTCATATAACAAATAATAGATTTTATTTGAAAGCTATGTCCAAATGTTGATAAGTTATGTTCCATTATATGTCTTTCTAAAATGATTTAATCTAATAAACTCCTTTGACCATGAATCCATATCTGGAATAGAACTCCATAACTTGTCTTGCATAAACATTACTGAAAACTTGTATTTTAAAAATTGAGGTATATCTCTTCGCACAGAACTTTGAATTTCAAGTTTAATTTTATTACTTATATCTACATCTGATAATTGCATTAAGATATAATTTCTCTTCAACAATAGATAACTATCATGTATATTGCTGAGAAACTTGTTTTTTTTACTTGCATTCTTAGTAAAACTAATTAAGTCTTTTATCGTAAATAATTTATCCTCAGTCATTAATGGAATATTTTTTATTATTGTTTTTAAGCCGGCTCCTCTTACTCCACTAATATTATCAGATTTGTCTCCGTTCAATATCTTATATGTTATGAAATTTTTTGCATATAACCCGTATTCTTCGAAAACGGCTTTTTCATCATATATACACTTCTTTGTTGGATTCCAAACAAGTGTACTATTATCTATCAGTTGCAAAAAATCTTTATCGGTACTCATTATCACTTTATCTTCATCCGGTAATAACTTTGTACAGATATACGCTATACAATCATCAGCTTCTGTCCTATCAATATAAACAATAGTAACAGGTAAGTATTCTAAATATTTTATTAATCGCCCTATCTGCATTTTCATTGAAGTTTTTTCATCTCCTAACGGAGTATCACTCCAACTGACATTCCTATTTAGTCTATCTCTTACTCTTCGTTTTTGTTTATATTCCGGAAAAAGCTTTCTCCTTCTTTTTGACCCATCCTTTCCATCAAATACTACGATACACCTCGTAGGTTTTAGTTTAGAAATAGAATATCTAAACGATTTTAAAAAGCCAACTAATCCTCCAATATGTACACCGTCATCATTAACAGATGGATTAGCAGCAAAAGCTCTAATAAAAGTATTTAACCCATCAACAATTAAAACCCTACTATTTGGTTCTTTATTTTCATCGTTTTTTCCGTTATTATAATCCATCAACTACTTCATCTGTTTCTATGACATCGTCTATGCCGAGTTTATTCGTCTGATACTTCAGTATCAATTTATCACACATCAGAGAATAGATGAGGTCTTTTAATTCAGTATCATTGTCTAACGTTGATTTCCAATCTTTAGATTGAAACTTGATTTCATCTCCGGTGTCGGGTCTCTTAAACGTGTACCAAGCACCGGATTGTTTCAATAATTTATAATTCTTTAACACGAGAAGCCAACTATCATAATCACTTATTCCTCTATCAAAATATAGTGGAAATTCTGCAGTTCGTAACGGTGGACCAAGTCTATTTTTTATAACTTGAGCTTTGAGTTTAATTCCTATTGTATTTTTTTTCTTATCTTTAATTTGACCAGCATTTTTCAATCGTACACGAACCGAAGCATGAAACGGTAAAGCTTTTCCTCCAGACGTTGTCCAAGGATCTCCAAACATCACGCCGAGTTTTTGTCTCAACTGATTAGTAAATATCAAAGCAACTTTCTGTCGTGCTATCATTTGTGTTATCTTACGCATTGCCTTTGATATTATAATAGCCTTTGCAGTCGCCCAACCGTCCTTTTCAAAATCGGCATCCATCTCGACTTTCGTAGACGCAGCCGCTAAACTATCTACTAATATTGTAACTAATCTATCCTTATCGGACTCACGTATTTTTGCAACAATATGCTCAATGGTTTCAAAAATTTCTTCAACAGTTTCTAACTGAACATATAACATTTTTGAAATATCTACTCCAAGAGCTTGTAAAAACTCTTGTGAAACAGCAGACTCAGTATCTATATAAACAGCCAATCCGCCTTTCTTTTGTGTACTAGTTAAAGCATGTGCACCGACTAGTGATTTACCGCATCCTTCCAACCCATTCAATTCTGTTATTTTACCGACAGCTATTCCCCCATGAGGTTTGTTTGAAATAGCGATGTCGAGTATAGAAGACCCTGTCGATAACCAATCAGTCACATCTGTTGGAGAATCTCTATTCTCACCTAGAAAATATGCTACCTGATGAGTTTTGAATTGTTTATTTAGCTCAGTGGCAATAACGCCCGCTAATTCGTCAGTCTTATTCACAGTTTTCTCCTTATAGTAAAACTGCGGCTAAAAATTGTTCTAGCCGCATTTTATTTATGTTAATTACTCGTTGAATAATTTATCGAACGCATCTTCTATATTTTTCGCAGAAGATGTATTACCAGTAGTATTACTTGATTTTTTAGGATCACTCTCTTCATCAGATTGATCGTCATCTGGATTAAGATAAGAATTGAGTGCGGCCTTTAACTCTTCATAATCCGGTTCTTTATATAATTCAGTAATATCAGATTGATCGCTTATTAACGATTTCAAAAGATCTGAATTATCAGTTATTGGAGTCTGATTAGGTTTGACCCTTATTGTAGTCTTTCCATATTGATTACCGGCTTCAGCTGGAGTCTGTCTTTCAACGACTATATCTCTACCACTTATATGATCTGCAATATCTCCGTAATCCGGATCCGCAATAAAACCTAAGAGTTCTTGATAAACAGTTTTACCAAATCCCCAAAATTTAACACCGTCCCGTTCCTGTCCGCGTATTACTACTGGAACAAATGTTCTCATCTTAGGTTCGAGTTTTTTACCCTGAATCCACTCTTCCCTATTACCAGTCGATTTTAGTTTATCTGCAAATTCATTTACTGGATCTGGTCTTCCAAAAGAAACTGGTGATAGATACGTCTTGTTATTTCCTAGATTATAATGAAAATAAAGCTCAATAAATGGATTGTCTTTGTTGAATTTATAAGGTACCATTCTTATCTGAGTCTTTCCTGGTTGAGGTTTCCAGAAATTTTCTTTAGTTGAAGTTGTAGTTTGAAGTTGAGATAACTTCTTTTTGATTTGTTCAATATCCATTGAATTTCTCCTTAGTATTTATTTTTTATCGTTTAATGTTTATGGTTTATTTGAAACCATATAACCTTTATTCATTAATATATATAATGAAATTTTCCCAAAATTTAGTTTTTATTCAGTACAATCCTTTTTATCTTGACAGTCACAAGCTTGTTTCCACTTTCCTATTGGGCACTCAGCTGTTGCGTAATGAACTTTAACATTCATAAAACATCCACATTCAGTACATCGACCGTCTTTTTTATTCGTGTCTGGATTTGTCACATCGTATTTCAAATAGGGACACCCTTTACATATCTCCCATCGCTGTTCTGCTATTTCTTGAGGGACTATAACTTGCTTTCCTTTGATGAAAGCTTTTAGACTTCTCCAGTGATCAGTTGCTAAATTTCGTATCATCTGAGATGCTGGCGGAAGTTTTTTTTCTTCCGACAACATCTGTTCTGTTTTATCTATGCAATCTAATTCTTCTTGAGTGGCTTGTCTGTCTACTGTTGGCTTAGGCCTATATTTCACTTAACACCTAAGTGTCTTATAAGTTTGTCTAATTTAGTCTCTACAGCTTGCAGTCTCTGTTCAACCGCAGGATTCGCCTGTTGCTGAGGGTTGGGTGCATTTCTAATTCTCTGCTCAAGTTGATCTACAGGCAGTAAATTAGGAAGATGCTTGTTCTCTTTAGACCATTTCTTATAAGCCGTACGCCATTTCTTTATATCGTTATTCGATGATCCGGGCCTAGGCATCGGTGGAGCCATCGATTTAGGTCTAGGCATTTCTAATAACTCATCGGCCGTTTTAAGACCTGGAAGATGAGAATTTTCATCCGTCCACTTTTCATACTCTTTCTTCCACTTTTTCTCTTCTTTTTTGGTCGATCCATGAAATGGGGCTCTAGGCATAGGTCCTTTAGGTCTAGGTGGAGGAGGTATCTCTTCTCCATTAATCCACTTTAATGCGATATCTTTTTCCCTATAACCACACATAAAATGACCCGTCTCTGCATTGACAAATAACGGTGTGCCGCACCTGATATTGTATTTTTTCTTAAGATCTTCTACAATATCCTTATTCTCTTGCTCGGCAAGATCCAATTTAAGAATGTCGTGACCTTCTTTGTTTAACTCGTCTACAATAGGGTCTGCCTTCTTACAAAACCCACAGCCCACCGTATAAAAGTAATATAGATTTGATTCATTGCTCATAACCAATCTCCTGTGATTTATTATTAAATATTAACTATTTTGAAAATTCTAGTGTTAATTTTGTTAAGTCCTTCTGAATTCGTAACCATTATCATATTCTTGAAATTTTCCCAAGGTACCTGATAACCGGTATCGAGTATTCCATTGTTTAAATTCTTTATAACCTCGTTCAATGCATTAATAGTGTATAACGTATTTGAATGTTTTTTTCTATGTAGCGAAATAGTATTCTGTACTAAATTATAATCTACTCCGCCATTTGCTTCTACATTATACGTGCAGATTAATTCTCTTATATCGTTTTCGTTCTGAAGAACGTAAATCTTATTGAAAGCTATCGTATACGACTCTTTTATCTTATTGATAGTATTATCAATGTTCTTTTTATTGGTAAATGTGCAGAGTAGTTGAGTTCTCATGTTATGACCTTATTTATCATAAACTTAGTGAACCAATTCTTCTCTTCGCCTATTCTGATCACGGCGTCATATAATCCTGCTTTCTGTATCTTAGATCTTCTTGCAATTACATCTGATATTTCTCGCAATGACTTTTCCGTAACATGAACTCTATTACTTATTATATAGTCCCATACTCTTCCCGCTATGTTGTCCCATTTTGCTTCTATTAATAATTGTTTTAATTTAATCATCATTTTTCTAATTCAGCAAATTTAACACCATTTTGACTTATTGATTTATACTTAAAATTTGTGGCTTTGGCTTCAATAACTTTCATTCCCGTTTTTCTGAAAATTATCCAATATGTTGCATCACCACCCTCAATAATTTCTTCTAATGCATAGTCAATATCAACATCAAAATTACTAGGATTTTTTACATACTCTAATGTTCGAAGTAAATTTATTACACTTTCTACATCTTCTCCATATCCCTTAAGTAGGTCTAAAGACACTTTTTTACCTATTGAAAATTTATCAGGAGATATATCAGCTATCGCATAGGTTACATCTGGTAATCCTGTACCTGTAAGTGTAATCTGATCATACGTTCCTCCAGATTCAGCTTGCAATAAAATATTTGCTTTTTCATAAAAAGATTTCATTGAAGGATAATCGCCCTTTGAATTAAATTCACCGGTTATTATTTTACTATGTCCCCGTTTAATAAGATATTTTTTTTCTATGATAAGTGAATCAACAACACCCTTCATCTTAGATGATAATTTAAGTTTCAACAAATCCCAGTAACCTTGAGTTTCCATTTCATCTATAACATCTAACGTCTTTACTATTTGTTTCCAAAAAGGAAATTTTGTTATTGCAGCCTCTACTCCAGCTCTAATCGCAGAACTGTTAGTGCCTTTGTAATCTTTTACTTCGTATGGACCACCCTTCGCGACCAAATCAAAACTTTTGCCTCCACCTTGAACTTCTGAGTTTTCAATTAAAGCCCCCAACCACATTTCTCCTCTTCCAGCTCCTGATGGTTTCAAATCAAACAGTTTACCAGCTGCGCCACTTGTTGGCCAGCTTCCTGCTTCTGGCTTCTTCTTGCTCCATAATAATTTAGCAAATTCAGTCATTTCTTTATTATTAAAACTGTTTATTGCTCCCTTAGCTGCATCTGCAGGTTCTCCGCCCGGAAGAGCGTCTAAATATTTTTGAAACTTTTGTAACTTAGGCTTCGTTTTCAATGCAGCATATAGAAACCGAGCGTTAGATTCTTCTAGCCACTTGCCGTGTTTGTTTACAAACTCATCTTCTGCTGAAAGTTTAGCTTCTACTAAATTACTTATATACTGATCGATAACTGACTCTTCTAATTTATACTTATTTAATATCTTTTTAAGTTCTATGATGTGAAGGGGATCACTTTTATTAATTATCCCAACACGATATGACCACTCTTCTGCAATTTTATCTATCTGAATATTCATTTTTATAACTTATTTGTTATGTCCTTCATTGAATCATAATCATAACCTGCTTTAACTTTTGTCAAAAAATTATCAGATTCTAGTATTTTTTTCATTTGTTTTAAAGATTCGATTCCATCTCTTTCGTTAAAGTCAATTAAAAAAGCATCGTACATGTATAATATTAGTCTACTCTTCATCATATATAAATATCTCTGAAGCTCGATTATTGT